GGTGATGCCATAATCTTGTACCTGGTTCCCAAGAGGGTTCCAAGTCAGATTCGCCAAGTACCATCTCATTACATGGTAACGAAAGTTTTGCTCTACTATATGAGTCTTTCAACCTTGTTGGTTGATTTGCTCTAGTAATAGCTAAACTTATCTTTTCTTTCATGCTCTGGAGCCTTTTCTTTTGTATTCTTTCGTTTACATCAGAACGGTAGATTAGCGAGTCTATGTTATCCCCCTTAAAAGGGAGCATAGAAGCCGACCTAATCCAGATCATAAAGTTTAGATTCTCAGTGTCTGATGACTTCAGATATCTGAGTAGGCCGTAATGACCGTTGTCAGTTGAAATGAAATCTCGACTTTTCATTATATCTACTAAATCTAACAAAGATTCTTTGTTATTCTTAGATAGGATATTGTGTTTAATCGAGCTCATTTCTTTTCCCTTTAGAGCTAACCTTTTGGTAAACTCTATTTGGGACATATCTTTTGTGCCCAGTATGGATTTAGAAAGGTTGACCTCTTGGTCTAACTCTTTCAAAATCCCTAGGTACGCATCAGCTACTTTTGTATCCCATATCACTATGTCATCTCCAAGTAGTATATACTTCTTGAAGAATTTATATTTTCCATAAGCTATGAAATTAGCATATTGGACAATATCATGGTGCCAGAGAGCGAAAGAAGGGAAAGAAGACAGTAAGCCTAAAGGCTGTCCTGTTTTCCACCTAACATTTCGTTTCTCTGCGGGAATATAAAAGTCCCTATTCGTCATTACTGAAATCCAACTTTCACTTAAACCTTTTCCTCCCAAATGTTCCATTCTATGCATCTGCATTCTTGCAGGTGCTAGATCGGTTGCACTTGTGAGGTCAAAACAATAAGTAGGATGCCCTTTTGATTTCTGAAGCAGTGTTTTAAAACCTGCTTCATGATCTTTCGTGCAATCTGTACTTATTGTCTTTAAGGTGTTATACAATGATTTTTGTATAATTCTAAGTGATAGCTGTGACCAGTAATCACCAATCGCAAACATTCTTGTCTTACCACCAGGTTCGGATGAAAATCCTAATCTACCGGTATGATATACAATGTTATTTCTCTCAAAAGAACCATGGAGGTTTAACATATTTGTTATCCACTCTTGGTTCAGATTTTTGTTCATTTCAGTTACACTTTTGTGTAGAACTGGTGAACTGAGAACGGCCTTTGCATCTAAATGTGATGTCGCAACAGCTGGTCCATTTGGACCTTTTGCTCGCGTATTCATCAATCTTATGTCTAGGCCCGATTGTGGTTGTAAGGTCCCTTTATACCAAGGATACCTTTTGAAGAAGATATTCATCCATGATCTAAATTTAAGATTCACCTCTGAAGCAGCATAAGTATTAAATGTCTGCCTCTCAAGTGGCTCTGTATTTATTTCAATTGGAAGTCTTATCTTTTCATAGGTCCTTGCTATAGTTAGGGCTAGACGTTGTTCTTTCAAATTCCCTTTTATGAGTGGTCTTAATAACCACAAGGGTTTTGGAATTCCACATCTATCTACCTTACAAAACGATAAAG